CACGCTCTGCATCCGCCATTCCAGAAGCGCGACCGTCTTCCGGTGCATCAGGATGGCCGAGAGAATCGCGCCGATGCCGGTCAGCGTTCCTCCGATTCCTGCGATTAGTGCTATTAAAATTCCCGTGTCCATGTTCTTTCCCTCCCCGTCGTTATGTTGCCGGATAGCTCTTAGTCAGAGCGCCGCTGGAATTATAAAATTTCAGTCCGCCTGTCGGGTCTAACCAGCACCGGTTCCTTCCATTTGAATCATAAAAAAGCAAGCCATTCTTATTTAACTGGACCATCGTGGTACCATCCCGATAATAAAGGATAATATCTCCACCTGTCGCACCGCTTATAGATACTGTTTCTTGAAGTGTGCCTCCGCTTGGAGTTTTTATGCGCAGGCCATTGCTCCTCAGCTCTGTTCTATATGTTGCGTCACTTGCCGTCCAATTGTATACAACAACGCCTTCGCTCGTAATTACGACCCTGTTATCAATATTAAGTTCTGTGTTTAGCCCGGTCAAATGGGCATTCTCTGCTGTTAGGTCTTTAAGTGTGGTCGCGCCGGTGTCGAGATTGACGTAAAACTTCCCGTTGTCGGAGCTTAGGATTCCGGCCTTTATCAACGATGCGAAAATCGTCCCGTCCATGGTGGCCGCCGTTGTGTATGTCCCTGTCGCCACGTCGTAAAAACCCCAGCCGCCTGCGTTATAGCGCCAATAACCGGTTGCCGTTCCCGGTGTCTGGCTGTTGTTTATCCTCAGCTCGTAGGCCACGCCCTGGGCATTGAAGAGGATTTCGATCGCGCCGTCTGTCGCGGAGTCGAGGATCTGCCGAGCGCTTTCCGAAGCGTTGACCATTAGTATCGTCTGTTGCTTCTGCACCTCTCCGGAGATCTGTGCCGTCCGAGCCGATAAGCTGAGACGCTGATCCTGTCCGAGCGTGATCCGAGTGTTCGCCGGATGGTCGAGATCCAATTCCAGCTTCGACAGAAGGAAGTACCGATCAAGTCCGTGCGGCTCCGAGACCACCCTGATCATATCGAGGACGTGGAACCGCTCCACATCGTCCACCGCAAGGCCGAGGTCGATCGCTGTTGCGGAGATCACTAAGTTCGTCCACTGCACATCGTCGAGATATGCCTGCCCCTTCGTTTTCAGCGCCGCAGCCGTGGTCACGTCGTCCCAGACATGCGTCTTCCAGACGTTCCCATAGTAGGCCTGCGCTGTTCCGATCAGATAATCCTTGCCGGAATTGACTGATTCAATCGTCAGCCGCTGATCGAGGCCGTCTATCACGGATTCGCCCGTTTTCGCGCCGAGTGGGATCAGGACGGTGCAAATATCAAGGCTCGACAGGTTCCGGCTCAAATCGACCAAATTCTTGCCGATACGGATGATCTGTGAGCTCGAATGCGGAGAGCTTTCCAAATAATCCAGGTATCGCACCCCGTCAGCGTGTCTCACCCGGAAATAGCCTCCGAAGTTCTCCACGAGGTCATCCTGGATCTCCTTCATGGTGCTCTCGAAGTTCGTGTACCGGTAAATCCCGTTTCCGCCATCCACCGTCACGGCTCCGACCGAGAACTGCTTGTCCGCGTCGGCCTGTGCGTTATGTACGGAGAGATAAGCGCCGAGAAGCGTCTGAACCGTCTGATTCTGATAAACTGCCTGCCTCTGGATCGTGTCGTTCAGGAAGGTCAGCTCCCCTTCACAGGTAACTGTCTTCCGGTTGAAGAAGTCCGTGCTTTCCGAGACCGGTATTCCCTCGAAGATCAGCTCGTCATTCAGATACACATCGAAGAGGCTCTGCCGGAAGTCGATCTTGTCATAATACGGATGCCCCGGAAGCATCGTGAAGACCAGCGAGCCGGACTTGTTGACTTCCAGAGTCACCTTCGGATTCAGGATCTGCGAGTCCTCGAAGTTGGAAGCGCAGAAGGGATCTCCGTCGATTGTTATCCGATAACTCATAAGATCCCTCCTCTCCAGCTGATCCGGACCGTTCCTGTCCCGTGGAAGGCGAGCTCGTTTTCACCCTCCGAAAAATACATCCCATACGCCTCCGATTCCCCGACCGGAAGCGTCCATGTGTCACCATTAAGCGAGACAGTCATTCCGGCTGCCGATGCCTCGAAAACCGGATAACCTCGCATATAGATATTGTCGATCATGTAGGTCTCGTCGCCTGCGACGGTAACATCGATCACTTCCACGAAGTTTGCCGACCGTTTGAACGGCTGGGCCTCGACCGTGATCGTGACTCCGGCTGTCGCGCCGTGCTCTTCCAGAGCTCCGACCGAGGCGATTCCGACATAGAACCAGTTCGGGTCATCCGACCGCGCAACCGTGACTTCCTGTCCGTGTAGATCACGCAACATTCGAGACCAGTACATCGGCCATTCACCTCTGAGGCTCCGGAGTTCCAGTTCGATCGTCAACGTTCGGCTGTCGAAGTGAATCTCGTCGGAGAGCGTCGGCGTGAGGTTGATCTTGCCATCACGCTGCGGAACTGTCGCAAGTTCCAGTTGCGGCTCCGGAGCTGTGCATTCCCAGTGGATAAAGTTGGCATTATAGTCGGTTTCCGTTTTGCCGTTGATTAAAATCATCTGTACCTCCCATCTGCGAAGGCTAACTGTCCGAGCGTCTGATTCATTCCCGGAGCCAGTTCGCCGACCAGCGCCGCTCCGTCGATGTAAACCCCGATCTTCTGACCGATCAGCGCTTCCACGATGGCGATCAGCTTCTCGACCCGTGCATTCAGGTCGTCAATTCCGACAGAGATCGAAGACCGGTTCAGCGGAATGACCGTCGCGCCCTTCGGGAGATCCAGAAGCTCCGGACCTTCCTCACCGACGAGTGCCGAGCCGGACTGTCCGTCACCCTGACCACCTTCAGCAAGCTGTGGGATCTGAGGAACACCGATCTGAGGTAACCACGAGAACGGGGCCATCTTTAAGATGCTGATTCCGCGCAGCCGGTTGAAAATGTTGTTGATCGCATTGAACGGCGCCGCGATGACTGCGTTTAAGCCTCTGATAATCGTGTTGACAACATTGTGGAAAACATTCGCGATTCCTTCTTTGATGCCGTCGAATACCTTTCCACCACTTGAGAACACGTCCTTGACGGCCTGCCATGCCTTGGAGAACGTCTCGCGGAACCATGTTCCAACAGCTCCGAAGGCTCTCTTTATTCCGTCCCAGATTCCGCTGAAGAACGCCGGAGCCCCCTGCCAGACTGACTTGATCCCTTCAAATACCGTCCGGAAAGCATTCCCAACCGCCTGAATGACCGTTGTCACAACCCGGAGAACTGGAGTTAGGACATTCTTGATCAGATTAATGATGACCGGCAGAATATTCTTGATCAGATCTCCGAAAATATCCACGAAGAATCCGAGCACATCGAGAAGCACGTCCAGGATCGGCATGATCGCTTCCAGGACTTCCATGATCAGGGGCAGGAGCTCCGCGATGATCGGAAGGATGGCTTCCGCGATCTGAACGAACAGCGGCATGACCTTCTGGAACAGCTTGACGATGATCGGAAGGACCATCTGCACAAACTCGACCAGGAACGGCGCGATCTCCTTGATGATGTCCATGATCGGAGGCAGGATCGGAAGAATCGCGTCCAGAATCTCCACGATTGCCGGAAGCAGCTCTCCGGCCAGATCGACGATGATCGGCAGCAGCGTATTCACCAGGTCAAGCAGGACGGGGAATATCTGGTCGATGAGATCCAGCAGCGGGGGCATCAACTTCTCGAACAGATCCGACAGCAGCGGAGCCAGGTTCGTCATGGCTTCCTGCACGAACGGAGCAAATTCCAGGAGCACGTCCGCGAACTGCTGCACAACCGGCATCAGAGCTCCGCCGAGATTCGTCGCAACCATTCCGAAGCTCTTTTGAAGATCGGACATCGTATCTCCGAGCGTGACTCCGGCAGCCACCGTGTCCTCACCCATCACAAGACCGAGCTCGTCCGCCCTCTGAATAAGTCCATCAAAGCTCTCGCCGCTCTGCTCGATCAGCGGAGACATCTGATAGGCCACCGCGTCCCCGAACAGCTCTGCGGCCTTCTGGGAGCGTTCCGAAGCCGTTCCGAGGCTCATGATCTGCTCCATCGCGTCTTCGAGGTTCAGATCCGTGCCTTCGAGCTTCTTCGCGGCCTTCTCCAGCGTGGACATCTCCACACCGGACTGTCCGGCGGCATAGCCGAGCTGCTGATAATAAGTGGTCGAGATCCCCATCCGGATGCTGCCCTTGTCGATCTCGTCTGCCGTCGATGCGGCATTGTTCGCGAGTGCGACTAATCCAGTGACAGCCGTTGCGGAAGCTCCGACGATAGCACCGCCCACCTTCGCGGCCTTGCCAGCCACTTCCCCGAAGGTCGTGCCGGTCTTCTTTGCTTTTTCATCAGTTTTTTGTAGTGATTCGTTGGCCTTGTCCGTGTCGATGAACACGCTGCCCACGAGTTTGAACAGATCCAAAGGATCACCTCACTTTCATTTCTTTTCGAATCTCTTCGACTTCTGCTAAGATTTCCTCATCCGGTCGGAGATCGATGTTCCGTCCGGAGACTTGATCGTAGTATTCCTCGAAGCTCATATACTTCAGCACATTAGAGGACATCATCGGAAGCATCGAAACCCACTGCTCTCTCGCCTCTCTCTTCTTGGTCTCTTTCCGGATCGTCGTGTAGAGTCCGGACATTCTGACCAGGTCAAGGTCGAGGATCTCCGGAACCGTCCACCCGTACCGCGCCGCGAATCTGTCGATTATTTCATCTTCTGAATCAGATCCGCAAGCGAAGCGAAAAAAGCCTTCCACGCTTCCACATCGATGAACTCCATGAACGCCTTTATCTGCTCCATGAAGTCCAGAAGATCCATGTCACGAAGCTCCGCGACTCCGGTCTCCATAGGACCGCTCAGGAAGTCGAAAAAGGCCATTTCCGCGGCTTCGTTGCCGCAGTTGGATAAAATACCCAGCATCAACTCGACGCCGAGTTCTCGCTGTGTTTTCGCGCTGATTTTGCCATCTGCAAATCGCTGCGCGAATTCTTTCATTTCTTCCTTCACTCCGACGGCCTTTACCACCCGGAGCGCCTTGAATAAGTCTGTACTCTTGAACTGTCTCATCTGTAACCTCCTGAATATGCAAAAAAGGACAGGATCTCAGCCGAAGCCGTCGTCCTGCCCTCCAGTCTTAACTTGTTATTTCCGATCAGGTCGTCGCCGCGCTGATAGCCGGGAAGATGTCCGCCATGTGCGTCAGGAACGTCAGAGCATTCAGCGTCAGCGTCGCCCTCGACGCATCCATGACAACTCTGTCCTTAACCACGCCACGGTCGCCGTCGGCATTGATCTCACGGAATTCACGCTCTACGGTGAACTGCGAGCCGCCCCTGGTCAGAGCCACATCGACTCCGCCGATCGAGACCACACCAGCTCCGAGAAGGATCGTGCCGGAAGCCGTATCTGCTGCCGCGCCTGCATAGGTGATCGACCACGGCTCTTCATAATCGCCAGCGGTTGAGACCATATGGTCCGCGTTGTCATACGCAGCGCTGAAGACGAGCTGTGCCACCGTGTCATCCTTCTCGACGAAGGACAGGTCGATGTTGGACATGTTGATCGCGTTCGGCAGCGTGATCGTGACGGCCTTGCCGTTCTTGGTCTTGCCGGTCCAGACTACGGACTTGAAGTCGGCAGTCGTGACGATGCCGGTTCCTTTGATGGTGATTGCCATTCTTTACTCCTTTCTGAGGATCGAGGCATTCGTGGCCCCGGCCTCATATACCTGACACTGAATCCGGACCACTCCGTGAACCAGAGTCTTGTCAGGATCTTCTATCGTACCTTCGGACATCTCGTAGAAGGTCGGAAGGATCGTCTCCTGTGGATCATTTCGGAACATCAAGAGGTCCTTGATCGCGTCCATGATCTCGAAGACCGCTGCCTCCTCTTTCCCCCACACATGGAAGTCCAGAAGCACATCAGACCGGCCCATGTCCGCCGGTGTCATCGTTGTAATGTCCCAAACGACATGAGGATAGAGCTTCTGGTCGGATGCGAGCCGGTAGCCGATCTCTCTGATGCCGTATTCTGTTTTGATGGAATTCAGCCGAATTTCAATCAGCGTCCTCAGATCATTAATCATCGCCATCCGCGTCTCCTTCATAGTCATTTTCATTGATAAGTGATTCAAGCTGTGCCGCTTCGTCGGAAAGGCCGCTCAGATACTGGTTTTCGATTTTGATGATCTCCGCCACATTATCCTCGACGGCGTGAGTCAGCAGGCCGAGCCTCGGAATGCCGGTACTCGTTCCGAATTCCTGGAAGTACGCATAGAAGCCTTCGACCTGTCCGGTCTTCAAGCCGATCTGCACCCTCGGAGCCGTTGTCTTCGCAGAGCTGATCACTTTGTACTTGGTAGCCTTGCCAGCCTTTCCGGTGATCTTCTGGAAGTGCTGATAGTAATTCGTCCGGAAGAGTTTCGTCACGAATTTTCCGACATCCCGAAGCGCCGCACGGTTAAGTTCGTGGATGAAGTATTCAGCAGCATCGAAGTTGTCCTCATAGGTCACTTCCGCCTTGCCATTCTTAACGAGAACCTTTGTCTGACTCTTAGGCGTTGGCATTCGCCGTCACCTCCTCGTTGTCCTTGTAGCACGTCAGCTCCAGAGCGTCTCCGTCGTTGTACGTTCTAAGGACTCGGAGTGTCACCGGTTCAGTCATCCCGAACGGCGTGTATTCGATCTTTTCCTCACCGTGATAGTCCAGCCAGTTTTCCAACCGGAATTTGACCTCCGGCTTGTACCCGACAGCCATGCCCTGATAGACCTCAGTCATGCTGACCGAATACTCTCCGGCATAGACCGTCCGACGTGTCTTGACTTTTACCAGGTCGCCGTATTCGTTCCGGCCGTCAGTCTCCTTAATCAGCACAATGTCGGTATATCTCATCACAGCACCTCCAGACCGTAGCCGGAAGACTCCCGGAGCTGTCCCTTCTGCTCATCGTATGAGGCCTTCAGCCTGTCGTAGTTCTCCGGATCTCCGAAGTTCATCACGCAGTAGGTCACGACTGCACGGCTGATCAGCGGATCGGTGATCGTATAATCCGTCACCACTCCGTCCGCTTTCACCTCCGTCGCATCGAATTCCACTCCTGCGTGCCGGATGTCCGCGATCGCCGCAGCGATCAGATCCAGCAGCTCCGAATCAAAGACCGTCGTCGAGATCCTCTTCGCAAGTTTGACTTTCGCTAACATCTTTCCCTCCTCCGTTATAGGCCTCGAAATAGCCTCGCGTCACAACACACTGGCCGACATGTCCGAACTCGATCGAGCTGTCCGCCCAAATTTCATATCCGCACTGTCGAGCTCTCCAGCAGAATGCGACATCCTCTCCGAATCCATCCATCGGATCGAACATCCTTCCGCCAAACTTAGCAGCAACACTCATCAGCACATCCGTGGACAACAGCACACCGGCGAATCCGCATCCTCCGACCTGAAAAAGGCCGTCCGGAACAGACATCAGCGCCGTGTAGCTCGCGCCTTTTTCCACCTTGTCCAGCCGGTCGAAAAGGCACGGCGTGTATGGTGGCTTTCTCCGGAAGCAGATGGCCGTCAAAAAATCGATATTGTTCTTTTGACAAACATCCAGCATCCGGATCAGCGTGTTCGGTGCGAATACCATGTCGCTGTCAAGCCAGAGCACCCAGTCGGCCTCGGCCTTGATCGCCTGCCGCGCCAGATTGTTCCTGGCATTGTAGACCAACGACCCGACTTCGAATCCGATCTGCGTATCTCCAGCTCTCTGCAACAGCGCGAGCGACTGACAGAACAGCGCCGGGAGCGTGTCCATTGATGGCACAGCTATGAATACTTTCATTTTTTGACCTCCTGAAGATCTTAAACTCAATTACTTCGTGATCTTAGCGAATGCGTAAGGCGCGACAACGCCGTGACCAACGAAATCTCTGCCAAGGATGCGAATAAGGTCGTATTCCATCTTGGTCTTGTCATCGAACTTGATCTCGATTTCCTGACCGTTCGGGAAGTTCGCCTGAGCACCGATGCCAAGGTCGCCGACGATCGCGTAGGTGACGCCAGTCGATGCAGCGGAGAACGCAGCAATGCTGTTGTTGAACACAACCGGAAGACCAGCGAACGGATCGTAGTTGTAGCCGTTAGCCGCCTGAGCTGCCTTGAAGAGGCCCCAGGTCTGCTTGTTCATCATGATGACCGGGTTCGCAGCTTCGTCAGACAGAAGAGCGAGCGCCTGATCAGCAAGACCGACAGTGATCGTGGTAGCAGCGAGCTTCGGAACCGCCGGAAGAGCGCCGGTCGAAACAGTGCCGCAAGCCTCGATGTCAGCGATGATGGCATCAGCCAGCTTCTTCGCGATTTGGTAGGTCAGTTCGTCGTAGATGTAGTCCAGGAACTCTTCACCGGTGAGATTATAAACCTCGTCCGAGATCGAGATCCACTTCTTGATGGACTGAGGGATCAGGTTGACGATTCCGAGAACGAGCTGCTCTTCGGTCACTGCCGAATTAGCGGCCTCGGTGTGGACAACAGCGCCGGTTGCGGAGATTTCGTAGCCGACCTTAACATTCCCCTTCAGGAAGGTCTTGCGGACGCGGCTGGTGATGCCGTCGCGCTCCCAAGCGGTACGGACGCGGCCTTCGACGTACTCTGCCACCGGCACAGTGCCGGAAACATTCTCGGTCAGAAGTGCTCTGCACTCTTTGTCGTTGCCGGTCTTGATGTATTCAGCGTATGCCACGTTGTATTCGTGGGACTTTCTTACTTCGAGATTAGACATATCTTTTCTCCCTTCAAATTCATGTTTTACTTCGCCGGTCTCAAGGACTTCAGCGAGCTCTTTCTGCCGTTCTTCAGCGGCTTTCATGATGGCAGCCTCGCGTTCGTTGAGCTGGCGCTCTTCTTCGTTGAGCTGCTGTGCTTCTTCTTTCAGAGCATCCAGCGCTGCGTCTTCCGCTGCTTCAAGCTCTGCCGTCATTGCATTTCTCCGTGCGACGATCTCAGCTTTCCGCGCCTGGATGTCGTCCAGCTTCATCTCTTCGATGTTCATTCTGTTGCTCCTTTCAAAAGCTCTTTGATCTCCGCCACCTTCTCGGCACGAACGCGCTCTCTCCGGCGCTCCTCTTCGATCACTCCGTCCCAGTAGGATCTCGCGCTTATGTCAGTATTCGGATTCGCCGGAATGCTTACGGCGCTGACGTCATAGACTTTGTTCACCTTCAGGATGCTCCGAGTGTGTGTCTTCTCGTTGTAGCTGTCCTCTTCGATGGTGAACGCCCACGACATCTGCGTCACAAGTCCGGCCTTTATAGATTCATACATCTGACGGCTCGCCTCC